TCACCACGGAGGTCAGGCAGTTGACCAGCACTTCCGTAAGTAGAACCCAGAATAGCGTAAAGTGCCGAGAAATCTGCAGTTACACCTTGTATAGTACCACTACCGTTAGGCACGGTATCACCGTTAGCTTTCAGATAACCAGTGGGAGCAGTAGAAGCAGCAAAGTAAAAGACAGAACCAGTAGGAACACCTTGAATAGTACCAAAACTTAAAGTTCCAGTTCCATTGGTTTTCAATACTTCATCAGCAGAACCATCACTAGTAGGATAGCTAAGACCGTTTGCAGTCAGTGAACCGGTTGTCGTAATGTTTTGACTACCAAAATCAGGAGAGACTTTAGTACCAGCAATAGCTGCTGAGCTACTAATATCTGCATTGACAATAGTGTTATCAGTAATGTTAGCTGTACTAATAGTAATATCAGTAGGAAGAACACCGCCTGCCAGTTTAGCCATGGTAACAGCATTATCACGGATGTGATTAGTCGTTACAGCACGGTTATTGTCAATGGTAGGGTCATCACGTAGCTTAAGTGACGTTACACTATCGTCAGCAAGAGCTGCCGTGTTAACACCACCAGCGGGGAACTGACCTGCAATAATGTTTGAAAGAAAGTTTTGACGTTCCTGCATAATATACAGGATCTTCTCAAAGTTATCATTCAAATCTTTTGCACGTACAGCAGAACCTGCAAAGAACGTAGCAGGGGTTGCATCAGCTGTAGTGTTTCGGTAAATACGGACTTGGACTTGATAATCGTTGTCTGAAGTTACTTTAACAGTACCGTCAGCGTTTTGATAAATAGTAGCCGCACCTAATGAAGTAAATTCAATAGTAGTGGGGTTAGCCTCTGGAATGGTAAAGTTAGTAGAGGCTGAAGTACTAATAAGGGGTTCTTCAACTCCTGCCGTTTTATCAAACTCCCGAAGCTCTACCCGTACATCTTCTGCTTTTAGATATGGAAATGGGAATGCAAACGTATTAGTTGAAACTTCTACGTCGATTGTAATTTCAGTTGTAGCCATAGTTAAATGGTTTGGTTATTTGGTTTACTTTCGGATGGAATTAACTTCGGGAATAATACCCATTCGTGCTTTTTCTTGCTGCTGTTTACGTGCCAAAATACGTGCTTCAATAGCAAGTCTCATGTCAGTATTCAGATCTGCAAACGCCATTTGTTTTGCTTCACGTTGAGCAATACCAAGTTGGTAGTGGATAAGATCAAAATCTTTAAGATCAAGCTGATCAGATCTAACACCACCTTGACGTGCTTTTTTCAGACGTTCGATTGTGTTACGACTTTGAGCCGTGTCCATAATAGAACGGATTCGTTTTTGGAAGTAACCACGTTGACCCATTAAACGGAATAGTTCCGATTCTTCATTAGGTTCGATGTCTACACCTTCACGTTTTTTAAACGTAGTAGTAAGATCAAACTCAATGTCCTCCAAGAATTTTTCTTCACGTGTTTGAATAGGAGCAATTTTAATTGGCGACCAAGAGTTCCAAGCGCGTTGAAGTAGAGTGTACTTATTAGGAATTTTACCGCTTACAGGACTGTAAAGATCAGGGAGGCGATTGACAGGATCAAATGCACCAATCAGTTGGTTACGGTTAGCAATCAAAGAAAGGACATCCTGTTCAACAATTTTCAAACCACCATCTATAATACGACCCATTTCATTACGCAGACCTCCGAGAGGACCAAGCGTATTGATTTGACCAGCTGCAAAACGGTTGACTGCACTCATGTTCTCACCACCAATAAGGTCAGTAAGAGGAGTTAGTAAAGATTTAAGTGGATCAGTGACAGCACCTGCAATGATGAAGGCCATTTTATCCATCAAGTTTTCAAAAGCAGCCTCACCAATAGAATCAAAGTTGTCTACAATGTTAGCAAGAGTTGCTAGCCAGTTACTCAAACCAGGACCAAGGATTTTTTCATACGCAATACGAGGACTGCCCATTACACGAATAGTACGTTTTTCCCAGTCACTGTTAATTTCACGGGAACGCTGGGCACTACGATCGTAGAATCCATCACCAGTCAACTCAATTTGACCAAGGAACATACCAGTTACAACAGTGCCTGTTAAAAAGGTTCCGGTAGCTTTACGTCCCAAAGTTTTATATTTCAAATCAAGCAGCTTTTCAAGCCTAGCACCTTCATCCATTTTACTGACATCAACACCACGGCTAGTCAGCAGCTGTTCAACCAAATCAGGGTTAACAGCAAAATCTTCCATAGGAGTAAAGCTTAGTTCATTGACATCTTTTTGGAAAGACTTGAACGGAAGTGGTAGGTAGTTATCACCTTGTTTAAAGACGTTAGCCAACGTCGTAGGCATGGGGAAGAACAGTCTAGAAACAGGAATAATACTCATGACTTTATTTGCTGCCTTGACCATTTGAGTATCAAGGTTTAGCGAAATATCAGAGTTATTGTATTTAACTGCTTCGTCAACAAGAATACCGTTCTCGTCAAACATTTTGTTGTACTCAATGTCTGCAAGACGTTTTACTTCATCTTTAGTAATATCTTTACCAAGACGTTTCAGCTCACTCATAGCACGGAAACGGGCTTCTGCATTAGCAAGAGTTGCACCACTCCAACCATCAAAACCAGTAAATGTATTAGGAACCAATCTAAACACAGGGTCTTGTGCCATGTGCATTTGATTCTCATACAAATTTACAAAATAGTTCATACCAAGCTCGCCTTGGGCAGCTTGTTCTTCAGCAATCTTTTTGTACTGTGCAATTTTCCGTTCTTGTTGAACAACGAAATCTAGACGTGATTCACTTAAAACAGAAGCTGGTTTTTGGGAAGCCTTCATAAACATTCTACCTGCATGAGGCAAAGCTTTACGCTGAGTTTCCCAGATAGCGTTGTACGCCATCCAACCACGTTGCACTGAATCCAGATCTTTACTCAACAGTGCACCTGCAAAATATGAAACTGGTTCTGAAATGATACCACCCAATTGTCCAAACAAAGCAGTTGACGCAGTGCCAATCGACGACAACATGGAGTTGTACCAGTTAGACCTGACTGCCTGTGCCAGAATATTAGGAGCTTCTGGATTGTTATCAATTAGTGGAGCATGACGAAGAAACGCATGATTGATATCTTCAGTAAGTTTAGTGATACTGTTGATCTTACCATCCGACAGTTCATACAATTCAAGCAGAGCTTCAGCAGTTTTGGGATGGTAGGTGTTGAGGTAATCTAAGTTTTGCCCAAGAGTCTCAACTTCACGTTGGATGTTATTAAGAACACGTGGTAGTTCATCAGGATCAGCCTGTACTTTAGGCTTTTGACCGTTAGCTAGTAGACGTTCAAAGACGTTTTTAGTCCTTGATTTTTTATCAGAGTAGTACCTAGTAACACCTTGCAGCTTCATGAGGTACATAAGGTTATCCTTAATACGCTCTCTAGCACCAAACACTGCATTAGAACCTGCGTTGATACGCACACCTTCTGCAATATCAGAGATTTGTCCAGCCAATGAAGTGGCAAGGTAAGCCTGTGTACGTGCAATATCTGCTCCGGTGTACTCTTTACTCATACCGCTAATAGCGTTGAACAAAGAAGCATAACCATCTTCAGCAACGTATTCTACTCCATCCTTAGATTTAACAATAAAAGGATCGAGCATCTCACGAAGCTCTTTGATTCCCATAGACGGGTCAAACAGTTCTAGGCTAAGATTGTCACCTTGTTTAATGACATCATCGAAACTGATAGACCAGTTCTTGGCTTGCATCCCATACTCATCAGCATCCTTGAGTTGTTTGGTAAGTCCCAAAACAATCTCTTCAGAAGCAGTAGCGTTTTTACCCGCATAGCGAATAGCAGGTGGGCTAATCATATTACCAAGCCGACCATAAACAGTGTCGTAGTTCTTAGCAATACGCACAGCATCAAGACTAGCACCAACAATACCAAAGTCATCGACGGTACGTTGTCCGATTTCATTCCAGTCAAAAAGATCGTGAACACCTTTCAGTGCTACGTCCATGTCTGGGTTTTCAGAAAGATTGTACGCTCCCAATTCATCAAGAGCTTCTTCCTGTTTAAGTGCGTAAGAAGTCAGTTCATCAGAATCATCAACAGGTTTAGCACTATCAAGGAACTTTTGAGCTTTTTTAGATTTAGCTACAAGCTCAGGAGCATCTTTATAGATACCTGTTTTAGGATCAAGAGTACGCTTAAGAAGACCAGTATAGGCTAAAAACTTACCAGAAGCTTGGACAAATGGGATAATGAAACCAGTAGCCAAATCTTCGTTGATGTTCTTCTGGCGTTTCATATCTGTCGAATCGCCTTCAAGAGTTGCCCAGTTGTCAGGAATAAAATCCCATTGAGGAGGTAGTACTTTCTTTAGTTGACCAAGTGCGTTATCTCCTTCATACTCAGAGCTAACTGCACCGACAGCCACACTGGATCCAGCTTCAATACCACGCGCACCGAGGAAACGCATAAAGGCAGTGTTACCAAGACTCCAACCAACACGTGATTGAGCTGCAGCACCCAGCTTCATGCCAAGTCCCTGTAAACCCATTGTAGGACCAATGACGGAGGTAATCTGCCTGACTGCTTGAGCAATACCGTTTTCGTATGGAGTAATTTTAGGTAGTTTGATTTTACTAGGGCTTAATGCCGTGTTAGCAAAATCAATGCCAAAATCAAGTAGACCAGTGGGGACAGCAGTGGCTAGTTCAAAAGCACTTTTAGGATCTTCATAAAAACCCTTCATTTCACTGTCAACACCGCCACTAAGTTGTAGGCGGTTCCACTCTTTCCTACTCATACCTCGTGCGGCATAGTAGGAGTAATCTTTGCTTGTATCAAAAGGCTCTTCCGTAGAAGTAGCAGGAGGTTGTTGTTGCGGTTGTTGACCTTCCGTAGAAGGTTGTTGAGCTTGAGGGGTAGGAGCAGCAGCAGCTTGCTCAGCAGCTTGTGCTTCAGCTTGTTGCTGGATCTGCTCCGTTCGCAGTTGATCAACGTTTTGTTGAATTTCTGCTTGTGACTCTTCAGAACGAAGTGTCTTTTCTTCCTCCTCAGTTAAAACATAATCCGCTTCAATATCTCCATAATTAAGAAGATTGCTCATTAGTTTTAATTAAATTACTTACCGTGGAGCGCCCACATTTCATACTTACGCCCGTTTTCAGTAAAGGTGTAAATGTTCATGTTACCACCGCCTGGATCATAAACCCGTTCAAGGAAATCACCATCGACATCTACTTGTGTACCAACAGGCATCCCATAATCAACACCGTTATGCATCCGCCGACCTCCGTGGACTGGATGAGTACGCATACCAAACGGGCTTGTCATAGTAAACTGTTCGGTCAATGGTTTACCGTTAACAGTGAGCCTTCTTAGAAAAGGTGTTGGGTTGATAAACTGACCAGTAGCCAAATCTCTTACCCGGAAATCACCATGAGGTCCAGTACTAGTTCCGGTGTTACCTGACGTAAATGGTACTCTCAAGTTCTGCCTCAAAAGTTTACCACCAGGAGAACTTTCAGCAATACTTCTAGCTACGTTAGCAGTGGTAGCATTATTAGCGATCGCATCTAAGGTAGGACCGTGTGCATAATCCATGATTTGTAACATAGGACTAATTCCGACAGGTCTGATAGGGTTGTCTGGATTGTTTGCGTTGTGAGCAGCAATTTGGGCGTTGTAGATTTCCCCAAAAGTTACAGTCTTACCTTGAGTTTGTAGAGCTTTTTTAATTGCTAACATTTCAGAAGTAGCAATTTTATCAAGAGAAACGTTTTGCTCAGAAGCTTCAGAAGCCAAACGTAGTTCTTTTTGACTTAACAATCCAGGAGAGTGTAAAGCACTAACTCCAATAGAACCAACAGTATTGGTAATACTAGTTAGCCTGGCATCACGTTGACCTTGAGTTATTTTATCTTCAGCTTCAAATCCAGGGAAAGTAGTTTGGTTGTATTTACCTGTAGATGTTCTGAATTTTGCCCCCGGTTCACCAGACTTAGCTTTAACTTTCTCCTGTTCCAGTCTTGCTTGAACATTAGCCAAAGCTAGAGCTTGATCCCTAGTTTTTTCAAACTCTTCTTTGTACATTTTGTACGCATCGGTACGGATGTAACCAGCTAACCTAAGAGCAGTGTTACTGGCTCCGCCTTCTAATGACTGGTCAAGTAGTTCTCTCGATACTGCTGAAATAGATTTATCAAGAGTTTTTTTATTCTCAGAAGAAAGTTGAATAGGATTAGTAACAGTGTTGTATGCCGTGATTGCTTCTTTTCTCAGAGTTGGATCTGAAATATTGTAGATCAGTTCACGTGCTTTATTGATGTTAGCAGGTTCACCTGTACCTAACAGAGCCATAGCTTGGTTAGCTTTAGCTTGAGCTTCCTGTTTATTTTCACTAAGAATAGTTCTTTTATAATCAGTCCAGTTTTTAGGAAGAACTCCTCTTGTTTTTTTCAGGATTTCTCGTTCAGTAGTTTCCAGAATTGAAAGGTCTTCAGACGCAGGAGCATCAGCAAGCAATGCTTCAATAGAAGGGATGATAGCCCCATCAACAAGTTGATAAGCTTCCCTATCTTGAGTAGCAGTGTCCAAACGGTGTATAGAATTAGCCCCTTGAGCCAAAGCTATTTCTACTGCTTCTCTACGTTTACCCCAATACTCACCGAAAGTTTCGCCCTTAGGACCAATTTTGGCTCCCATAATACTGGCAGTAGGTACTAAAGGATCACCTTCAGAATTGACTACTTTAGCTAGTCCTTCAAGTTGATCCAAAGCCCCAGTTTTTCCGTACAAACGAACCAGTTCAGGCCATTTAGTTTGAATAAAATTAACACCATCAGCAGGGCTTAGGTTTGCAAGTGTTGCGTTAAAATTATCAGAAAAATCTGCTTTGTAATCTTGACGATAAGCTTCATCAGCTGTCTGACGATACCTTTGGTTAACCTCTAAAACAGTAGGCAAGAAACCACTTTTTTGAAGTAGTGCAGGGGTAATGCCTTTGACACCCTGAATCTTCATAAACTCATCGAGCTTGTTAGCTGCAAAAACAGCTGCTTTCTGCCCATCACGGGCGGAACCCGTATCGTCTGCAGATGCTTGATCAGTTAGAAAATAGTTGTATTTATTAGCCAAGATTTTCAGATAACCCATTTGGTTACCTGGGCTCAGCTCTGCAAACGTTCTGGCATACCTATCAGCTTCTGCTGGATCTAACCCACGCTCTTGTGCTTGAGCTAGTTCAGTGTTTGCTTTTAGTTCTTCAGCATTAGCATCTAGAAGCATAGCTTCAATAGCTTTATACTTAGGAGAATTTTCTCCAAGCATTAGCATTTCAGCTAGTTCGTTATCGTATTGTTTTTGGTTCCGTGCCCTTTCATGCTCTTTAAGCTTCTTAGCTGCAGTAGTGCTTAAATTAGCAACTGTTGAAAAGAACGCATTACTTGCAGCATTTTTTACCTCAAAGTCATTAAGAGCTTTTTGGGATAGTAGAGTCTGCTCTTCAAATTGAGTTTGAAGATTTTGTTGTTGAATTTTCTGATTGGTTGCAGACTGCTGGGCTTCAATCTGAGCATTTTCTTTCATCGCATCGGCTGTCCGATTACGATTAGAGATTACAGCATCACGTTCCTCACGTAGCGCATTAGTAATCCTGTCGGAATATGCTTGAAGCTGACTGATGTTACGCTCAGATACTTGCTCAGGACGGAAACCAGTTGGCTGAATTGATCGTCTAAATTTTGCCATAGTTAAAATTTCACTCCTGCATAACTAGTAGGTCCGCTGTAACTGAGCCCAGAGGTTATCCCAGGAATACCACTAGTTCCATATGTCTGTGGTTGTTTACCGCCACCAACTCCACTACTCCAATCAATGCTGGCTAAATTACTAGCAGCACTACCAAACCCTTGAATTAAAGGCATAGCGACACTCTGTTGTTGAGCAGGAGCAGCCATACCAGGAATGATTTGCATCGGTTCAACCCAAGTAGGCTCAGGCGGTTTAGTAGGTGTAGGAATGTCAGGAAGACGCTCAGGACGTAGCATCATGGCGGCCTGAACATTAGCATCTGCAACAAACTTACCCATGTTAATGTCAAACATACGGAGGTGAGAAGCGTTAATCTCACCTGTCAAACTGGCTGACATAACAGCTAGATCTCTACCAATCTGTGCTTCACTAGATTGAACACGTTTTTGCATAGATCTGCCAGCTTGTCCCAGACGTGCTTTACCTTGAGCTTGAAGTTGAGCTACAAGTTGATCTTGAGCTTGGAAACTGTACTCAGCTTTGGCATCATTTAAAGCAAGCTGTTCCCTAGACTGAGATTGTTGAGCAGCAACTTCATTAAAAGTCAACTGTTTCTGAGCGTTCTCTACACTCATCAAATACTTCTGAGCATCCACCTTTTCTTGCAAGGTGCGAATGGTCATATCATACTGCCAATTTTTAACAGCAGTCTGAAAGTTGTATTCAGCTTGTTTACGGTAGTTCTCTTTGTCAGCTTCAAACTTCTGTTTGTTGTAATCGTTTTGAAGTTGCGCTTGTTTGTTTAGAAGTTTCTGTTGCTCCTCTTGAGCAGCTTGTGCTTGTTGGTTCTGTTTATCAGCTTCAGAAGCACCAAAAATACCACTAAAAATAGAAGTGGCCCCGCCAATTAAAGCAGCGCCTATAACCGGATCAAGGCTCATCTTCAAACCAGACTCAGCAAGCTGATCGTCTAGAAGGCTGTGTCCTTTCGGATTAAATTCTAAGTCAAGCATTAAGCCCTCCTATATTGTCGTGGTGTATAGTTACCCTCCCACATCATTGACACCAACGATACAGGGTATGGAAAATCACTTGTCACTTTAAGTTCAAAATTAGTGTTACGTTGATGGATTGGGACGACAAACAGGAACTCAGATTTAACAGGATTACCAGTTGCTTCGTAGTCGTTAATGGTTGTCACCTCCTTAACGTCGGTCCACTCTTGGGAACTTCCAAGTCGTGTTTTAAACGTCAATGCACCAGACCTGCCTGCAGATAGTTTAACACGTGAAACGGTCAAAGGTGCAGTAAAGTCTGTGGTGGTTTCATTACGGCGGAAATAAAATGTAGGTAGAGTTACTTCAAAATCATATTTGTAACCGACTACCATGTTATACTGAAATTCTCTTAGGTCACCCTTAGCTTCAAAGTACCAGTGAATGCTACTATCTAGATCTACCTCATATTTAGGTACTGCTTGAACAGAGAAACCTGCACTAGTAGAAGGTTTAGTAATAAGAACTGTCCCTTCTTTGTCACTAATTGGTGTAAAACGAGTAAAAATTTTAGTTACATCGTTTGTACCATCATAAAGTACCCAATTAAGAAATCCCTCACCAAACCTAGGAAGAGACATAAAGTCTAAACAAGCGTTACCTGAAATTGTTTGGGGATAACCACCAGGATCAAAATCTGTTACTTCAATCTCACCGTTAGGTATTTCATCCAACGTAATTGATTGAATAGTGTACTCATCCTTATGCTGTCCAATTATAAAGACATCATCGTTCATAATTGAAACGTGGTTAATAGTGCCAGTTAGCTGCCACTTAGTCCATGCTTCTAGAAGATTACGTTCACCGTTGTTATAGAAACGGAACAAATACAAATAAGACGAATCTCTGTCAACTAGTCCAACCAAAGAGTTTTGGGGACTAACGACAAGATCATCAATAGTATTAGGGATCCATTCAAGAACAGGTTTACTGATGTCTACCACAACAGGGTTCTGTTCAACGTCCTGTAGTTGGATTGAGAATACCTTGCTGTACTGAGAAAGTTTACTAACAAAGATAGCAGTAGTACCGACATCAACCGGTGAAATGTTTGAATCCATTTCATAGTTAGAAATGGTACGAACCAAAGTGGTTGATGGAGTTAGGATACGTGAGTCAGTGGAAAAGACTTGGAACTGCTGCTGTTCACTGAAAAGAGTCAAACCTTGTGGAGACGGTAGAACGTCAACCAGTTTAACAGGTTTAATACTAGAGACGTTCAAATCAATAGGATCTGAATCAATCTGAGTCAGAGCAGAACGTCCAAAGAAGTTGTAAGCGTCATTAGCTACACCAAAGATAACGTTATCCTCAGACAGCAATCCAAGGCGGTTGTTGTAAAAGAACGTAGCGGTAATGGGTTTACCAGTATAGGTGTGAGGCGTTACTGAGGTGTCTACAGTAAAAACAGAAGGAGGAGGATTAGTAACGTCATCTCCTGATTCCCTGTCATTCCACGGGCTAGGGCCAAAAGTAAAAGTAGTTTCACCAGTTCTAATCAGTTGATGGGGCATAGACGATGCTACAACACCAGCAGACACATCACGTGCCCGTGCTTCCTTCCAATAACCTCTACCACGTTGTCCGTTGTATGCAACATATTCAACGTAATAGTCGTCAGCAGCAGAATCACTGTTGAGAATAGTTACGTGATGACCGTGAAAAGATTCAATAGGAAGTTTAGAAACATCAGTTACTTCATCTTCAAATACTTCAATAGCATCGTTATTTAGACCACCTTTAACTTCAATAGTAAAAGCGGTAGGATTAAGGTAAGAACCATAGTTTGTAATTACCTGATCAAGTACGTTAGATTCGTTCCACCGTTTAATAACTAAGCTATTGGTATAACCCTCTAGACCCCACTGACCGTCAAAGTCAGCGTTATTAGCAGTTTGTTGTGCCTCAATAAGAGCTTTAATTGCATCCACCAAATGGTGGTTAGCGTTCACATCAGCTGAATCATACAGCAACATATCATCAAACGTTGCCGCATTTTGAGCAGTAACAGTGGTAGAAACACCTTGAATAGTTACAGTGTACTCAAAAGTAGCCGTCAAATTAAGCAGTTTAATAGTGGCTACTGAATTAGCAACGTAACTACCAGGTGCCTGCATGGTAGGAGTTACACCCTTATTAGTCACAAGAGTAGTATCTTGAATACTACGGAAGTGGTAAGCAGAACCACTTAGATAACCTGGACTATAAGCGCCACCACCTGGAGCCGTAATTGTACACGGCTCACCTTCTGTAGTCCACAAATAAATAGACGTACCCTTGATAGCACCAATATAAGAAGTGTCAGCACCACGATCAATAGAGAACCAAGTGCTGCCTGCTAGTTGGGCTTTAGTGTATACAGTAGAACCAGAGGCTTTAAGCTGGTCGATAAACTTCATACCTGGTCTTTTAAGAAGACCGTAGGTCGGATCAGGATACCCGTTAATACACTCAGATACCTGACCTTCTAATTTTTTGTCGTCATTTTGTCGTGAGACACCACCAAGAAAATTAGGTGTCAGTTGAGTTACTGCGGGCATTATCGGATTAGTGCATTAAATGGATTGTAGCTGCTGTAGTAATTACCGTTTTGAGGATCACCAAAGATGGTTACATCATTTTGGTTGCATTCATATTCAAGAGCCATTGCCCTTGCATACGCTTCTTTCTGCTGCAGCATCTGGTATTGATTAGGATCACCAATGGTCCTACTGCAAAAGACTGCTGCTGCACGTGCTACGATGTAAGCTTGAATAGGTTGAGGAATGTACTCATACTGCCACTCCCACACCATATCTAAATAAATGGTTTCATTAGTATCCCATACATCAGTGTGACCAATAGTGTCGTACAGGTAACCACCACGGTTTACCGCATTACGACCAAGGTTAATCTGATAATCTTGGCTAAGGTCTACTTGAATAGCGTTGTTGGGAATTTTAATTTTCTTAGTTGTAGCGTCAGGTTGGAGTTGAGTATAGTTACGTTCTCTATTGAAAGACCAACCTTCTGATTGAACTTCCCGTGAAACTTCCGTTAACGTGTTGTATGCAATCGCAACGTCCGGGTTGGTTTGGGTTTCAACTTTAAAAGAAACTACTGATTTAATTAGAGTTGTACTAGCTACTGTTTGTGAAATATTAACAGTGTAATTATAAGTCTCCGGGTTAGTACCTTGAGCAACACCTGCTGTAGCAATAGAAGTGTTTTGTGTTACACCAGTTCCAGAGATAAACGTACCAACAGGAATATTAGCTTCTTCTGTAGTAAGTGTGGTTCCACTAATAGAGCCAATAAAGCTGTCAGTTTTTTCTAGTACAAAAGTTTCTTCAGTCGTTAACGTGTTTACAGGAGCCTGACCAACTGACGCCAGGATCTGATTAACAGCTTGTAGCTCAGTGTTGGAGCCAGTAGTAGGGTAAGGCATTTGATTCTTATTCTCAATAAAGAATTAAAAAAAAGGAGCCCCCGAAGGAGCTCCCGTAAAAAGATATTAAAATCAGAAAGCGCTAGGCTTAGTGCCCACGTACAGCTCAACAGCAGCAGCGGGGTTCAGGTAGTCAGCGCCCATGGCGAGACGACCCAGGATCACATCACCCTGGTAGATCACGGAAACGTCGCCGCTGGTGACTTGCACCTGAGGAGCGATAGCTTCCACACAACCAGCAGCTTCACGCTGGAAGATCAGACCACAGGAAGTGGCGCCGACTTCAGCAGCAGTACCGTAGTCGTTGTTGATACCAGTCTGAGCAGTCGAAGCATCCTCAAGGGTTTCACCGATGAAGGAGCCAGCGTTACCAGGATCGGTAACACCAGTGGTGCCGCCGTACTTGGTACCGTACTTACCCAGGAACGGAATGTTCATGGACTTGTAGATCTTGATACCAGCAATCTCAATGATGCCTTGACCGGACTGCAGAGCAGAACCCTGAGCGTCACGGTTGATCAGACCATTGGTGCCGACAGCTTGGATCAGTTCGTAGTACTGACGGGGGTTCAGGACGGCAACACGGCCATCGCTGGACACACCCTTCTCATCCATAGCAGCTGCAGCATCGTAGAAGGCAGCAACCAGATTGGCAGAGTTGTAAGCGTCAGATTCGTTAGCGGTAGAACCGACACGGATCTGAGTACCACCGGGCTCAACGTAGCCGGTAGCAGACACAGGGGATGCCTGACGTGCACCGCGAGCGATAGCACGGAAGATCAGACGGTCATACTTTTCTGCAAGAGCATAACCGATCTTACGAGAGATCTCGCTACGCAGGTCGTAATGAGAAAGGGTCTCATCAAGGTCATACACGAATGCACTGGAGATCAGCAGATCGTCAACCGTGATGGTCTTCTCAGCCACCGGGGGTGCATTGTTGCTATCACCCAGGATGCTGTTACCAGGAGTATGGAACTCACTCTTGGTACGACCGGTGTAGATGAACTGCAGAGACTTGCCGTTCTGCAGAGTACGCTTCATGACAAGATCACGAGCGATAGTATTATGTTGGAAACCCTTGAACATCTCGCCGCTGAAAAGCTTGAGATAAAGGGCGCGGGTATCACCCGCCAGGTTAGCCTGACCCAGCTGAGTAAGCTGAGCGGGGTTAACCGAAGATTGGAATGCCATTGTTAAGGAGTAAAGAGAAAGTTATTATACTAACTCTAAACTGTCTAGAATGTTTAGAGCTTGATAGGCTCTGCGATTTCCAAAGAACGGAAGCATCAGTGTCAAACATTTTATTACGTCATGTTTATTACCGACTGCCCACCGCCAAGTAGGTTTGACATTTGGACGTTCTCGGTAATACATATTTCCGCAATTCATAATGTCCCAGAATTTAGTAATAACGTCTTTATCAGTCATTTCTATTTCTAGTTTTCTACGCACTGTGCCCTCGCCTTCAAAAAGACCAGATGCCCATGCAATCATTTTTGGATCCATAATTTTTTTTTGTAGCGTTAGGGTGCTACACACCGCTAGCGGCGAAGGGTGTCCTCGTAAGGGCCAACGCCAATAGGTAAGGGAGGGTTTGCACCTCCCAATGCCGCTTTTACGGACTACCTGATGCCGATTTAACGGACAATCGTTTTAGTGTAAGAAACGCCGCGATACTTGTAAGTGACTTGAGTAGCCATGATAATCTCCAAGCACCTGACCCCCGTTCCATGATCAGGTTACATGCGTCCCACTAAGGGGATGAACGGACG